CTGCTGGGAACATGTATACTCAGATGAGCGTTGGATCAGCGTTAACTGAAGAAATGCGAAAGCGTTTCCCCAGAAACACGAATCTAATCGACCAAGCTGAGCACAACGCGCTTATGTTTAGTAGACTTAAGCGCTATACACGTTCGGGTATCCCGTACTACGTCAACTACGCCACTATTGATTTAAGTGACGCAAGTGACCATGTTTCTCGTAGACTCGTCAGCCTACTTCTCCCTCAGTGGAAAGAATTCCTCTTTGGAGTTCGATCTACCTTTGCCCGCTTTCCAGACGGTGAGTTGGTTCCGTTAAGGACCTTCGCACCTATGGGTAGCGGGGTCTGCTTCCCCGTCCTGAACGCAGTTGTACTTGGCATTGCCTTGTACGCCTGCGAGAAGGATCCTTGTCATATATGGGGGGACGATGCTATCGTCCCCGCAGACAAGGCATTATACTTCAAGGAACTCCTTAAAAAGAGTGGCCTTGTAGTTAATGAGGGAAAATCTTGTTGCAGCGGATGTTACCGAGAATCGTGCGGAATTGAATTGTTTAATTCAATTCGCTCACTTAATGAAGAGAAGTGGTATCCATTGGATATCACGCCTCTTTATATCAAGGAACATCCCTCCCGGGTAGATTCAGCAACCTTAGAACAATGGTTCCAGAAATTGGACCAGAAGAACTGGGTCGCTACACGGAATGCTATAGCCGAGATGGCGCGACACGCGCTACCGACTAAGCAACGTTGGAACAAAGATTACCAACGATGGGAAGTGAGGATCGTGAAAGCTAAGCCGATCCTTCGCCTTAGTGCTCTCGATGGCTTGTACGGGCTCGTGCGTTGGTTCGGGATCAGGACCCAACAGGATCCTAATCTTCCCAACGCCGATATACATACACCTAGCCGGGAAACTCGCATGGTACGCCAATGGCAATCCATGGAGGATTTTCCGCTCCTTTCACACTGGTTTGTCACCAATACTACGGGAGTTAAAAACTGCTAGTATAAACCACACGTCTTGATGGACGTTAACCTCGTTCCTGCTATGTTAGCAGGTGGGGGTTTACTGACCTGAAGGGGTCAGTAGGTATTATGGGTGGGGTTGTTTAATGTGTTATCCTGGAAATAGGGTTTGTGTAG